CCTGTTTTTTTGTGCGTGCATAACCACGATTTGAAAATTTAAGATTTGGAGGAACTAAACCATGCAAGGCGTTAAAAAAATTATTGACTCGAAAGGGCTGGAAGTTGAAAAGTGCGAAAAGGGTGGTGAATATGAACTTTTTACTGAATATCAAAACATCACTGCACCTGTGCAAAAACGATATGACGGTCTGGCAGCGTTGGGCGGTTTTGCCGTAAGGTTGCATCCAGCCAATGCCCACAAAACCAAAAACTCACCGGCCACGCTTGCCGGGAAATCCGAATCAAACGCTAAACGAACAGGCCCGCGAAAGGCAACGCAAGCGAGCCCTGCCGACATGGAGCAAAGCCTGGCGCCAATTACGCCAGCAGGTTTTAATTGATCAGCCTTGGTGTCCAAACCATCAGTTTTTAGTACCGGCCACCGAAGTTGATCATATTGATAATGACTCTCAAAACAACAAAAAGAGCAATTTGCAGGGATTGTGCAAACCTTGCCACAGCGCAAAAACGATGAAGGAAAGGCAACGACATGGCTAGACCAAACAAGCCCACAGTTTTAAAAGTGTTGAGCGGAACAAATCAGCCTTGCCGTGATGTTGATGGTCTTGAATTTGAGCCGTTGGCGAAGTTTCCGAAGGCGCCAACTGTGCTGCCGAATTCACATGCAACGAAAGAGTGGAATCGGTTGGGTCCGATTTTGTTTAAAAATGGTCTATTAACAGATGCTTCACTAGGCCCCTTTATCGTTTTGTGTACAACCTACGGCCTAATTATCCAACAATCATCAGCCGGCGTTGGTGTGCAAGCCGCCTTGCTGACGCAGTATTTAAGTTTTGTTAGAGAGTTTGGATTGACTCCGGCGGCGGCAGGTAAGGTTAAAGCGCCCGGGCCTGGAAAAAAAGCAAATCCATTTGCAAACAATGGCAAATGAACGTGATTATGTCAAGATAGCGATTGACTACGCGACCAGAGCAACCAAAGATGGGCGGGGCAAAGAGTTTGGATTGCTTGCTAAACAGGCCGCCAGCCGCTTTTTAAAAGACCTGCAGCGTGCAAAACGTAAGCGCAAGCCGCCGTTTCTTTTTGATAAAAACGCCGCATTTGACGCCTGTGATTTTCTCGACAAATTGCCGCACGTCGAGGGTAATTGGGAAACCGATGCCATAGTATGGTCTGAACCATACGTATTCATGACGGTCAATGTTTTTGGCTTTAGAAAGCATGATGGAACGCGCCGATACAGTGATGCGCTGTTGGCAATTGCAAGGAAAAACGCCAAAAGCACTTACGCTGCTGGAATAGGATTGTACTGTTTAACCTGCGAAGGCGAAAACGGTCCGCAGGTAATTACCGGGGCAACAACTGGCCAGCAAGCCCGAATCGTTTTTAACATTGCTAAAAGCATGGTTACGAAAACGACAGATTTGCAGGAAGCCTTTATGGTTGAGCCAATGGCCAATGCAATCCCATGTTGGTCGAACGGCGGTACGTACAAACCTATTAACGCAAAAGCCAGCACTCAGGATGGCTTGAACCCATCGACAACAATTCTGGATGAGATTCACGCGCACCCTAATCACGATTTAATTAATGTCCTTAAATCAGCCGCAGGTGCCCGGGCTAACCCGCTGCGGTTGTTTACGACGACGGAGGGTTATCAAAACGCAGGCCCTTGGGCAGAGCTAAGAAAGTTTGCAAAAAACGTGCTGGCCGGCGCGGTGGTTGCTGACCATTTCTTTGTACTATATTTCGCGATTGATGAAAAAGACAATGAATTTGACTCGGAAAAGTGGATAAAAGCAAATCCGCTGATGCTAGTTAATCCGGTTTTAAAAGCCGAGATTGAAAAGGAAGCGATTGAAGCCAAGCACATGCCTGGCAAGGTTGCCGAGTTTAGAATTAAACGGTGCAACCGTGAATCAGCTGCAGCTGGCAGCTGGGTTAATCTTGCCAAGTGGAAAAAATGCAACGCACCGCTTGATATGGATTTGTTGAAAACTCTGCCCTGTTACGGGGCGTTTGATTTGGCTAGTACGACAGACTTCGTTGCTTGGGTGCTTTATTGGCGAGCCGGTGATCAAGGCTATGCGTTACCCCGGTTCTGGTTGCCGAGCTCAGCATTGGATTCACGAACATCGATCGGCACAATTAATTATCAAAGCTGGGTTGAATCCGGTTTGGTTACAGTTACCGAAGGTGACGTGACAGATTACGAGGTAGTCCGAAAGCAGATCATTGAAGATTGCGGCCTCTTTAATGTTGTTAGCGTAGCCTATGATCCTTGGAACGCAACAGACACCGTAAATCAACTAACCGAACATGAAATTCCACTTGTTCAGTTTAGGCAGGGCCCCGCTTCATATCATCCGGCCATGCAAGAGCTCGAGCGGCAGTATATAAAAGGTAATTTCAGCCATGGCGGCAACCCTGTTTTGCAATGGATGGCTGCTAATTTGGTGCCTAGATATGATGCAAACATGAACATGGCGCCTGATAAAAAGAAATCAGCCGACAAGATTGATGGCATGGCGGCCCTGCTAATGGCGGTGGGAATCAGCATGAACGATGAGCACAAAATTATTGGTGATGAATATGAATTGGTTTGCGTGTGATTAAGCCTTGGATATACAACCTAACCATTGGCTGCGGATGGGCAATGGTCACGATCGGCGCGGCGCTGTTAAGCCTTCCGGCCGGTCTTGTGATTGGTGGACTTCTGGCAATTTATTTGGCGCAAGTGCCAAAGGTATCTGAATAATGTTTATATCGGCCAATACCAGCAAAGGCGCCACGGATGATTTCTGGTATAAGCAAGTTGGCCAGCCAACGCTTGCCGGCCAGCGTGTCAATGACGACACCGCGCTGGCCTTAACGGCTGTTTATTCATGCGTAAAACTGCTCAGCGAAACAGTTGGCCAGTTGCCGCTGCAGATATTTAAACACCTTGAGCGCGGTAAAGAAATAGACCGATTGCATCCGCTTTATCGCATTTTGCACGACAAGCCGAACCGCTGGCAATCGTCTATCGAATGGCGAATGATGATGCAGATGCATTATGAAATGCGCGGTGCTGGCTATTCTGAAATAATCTTTGCACCTAACGGCCAGGTACGTGAACTTGTGCCAATTCATCCTGACAAGGTAACGGCTGAGTACATTAACGGCGGCACTGATTACCGATATAAAGTTGATCTTGGAAAAGGTGAAAGCCGATATTTAGCGCGCGCCCAAGTGTTTGCAATTCGTGGTATGACGTGGGACGGTTTAAACCCAATCAATCCGATTGAAGCAGAGCGTGAAGCCATTGGTTATGGGCTTGGTGCGCAAGAATATGGCGCTACATTCTATAAAAACGGCGCAACCCCTACGGGCTGGATTGGCGCACCGGCGGGCGTAACTTTTAAGGATGAAGCCTCACGTCGCAAGTTTTTGCAAAGCTGGCAGGAAGCGAACACAGGCAGAAATAAGCACAGCACGCCAGTGCTTGAAAGAGGGATGGAATACAACGAGCTTGGCATTAAGCACACTGACATGCAATACCTTGAAACGACCAAAAAAACCCAGGTCGATATCTGTCAAATATTCCGCGTCCCACTGCACAAAATCTTTATTATGGACGGCGCCAAGTTTAACAACGTGGAGCAGATGGGGATTGATTTTGTTCAAGACACCATGTTGCCGCGTCTGACCATTTGGGAACAAGCCGCGCTGCAGCTTTTCGACGCTGATGATCAGCTTGAATATTTTGCCGAATTTAATGTAGCCGGCTTACTGCGAGGCGATCAGTCAGCCCGCAAAGACTACTACCACTCAGGCATTGTTGATGGCTGGTTGACACGAAACGAAGCGCGGGCGATGGAAAACCGCAATCCCTTGCCGGGGCTTGATGAACCATTAACGCCAATGAACATGGCCGAATCAGTAGGCGGTGATCGTGCCGAAGCGCTGACCGCTGCCGCTGTTGATCGTTGTGTAACACGAATCTGCGGACTGGTCGAAAAAGCCCACGAGCGCGGCGCCATTAATGGTGATTGGACAGAAGCAACATTCCCAAAGCATGCGGATTGGGTTGCTCAAGTAGTCTGCATTTCGCGCGGAACAGCAATGGCCTACTGCATGGACTTAGAGATGCAGCTGTTGCAGTCGTCTGACGTTCTTACCCTGGTCGAAAGCTGGAAAAAAACGGGCGCACAAATGCTATTAAATATAATTAATGAGGTTTCTGATGAAAGCTGAAATGATGCGTGAAATATCAAATACTGCCTGGGCTATTCAGCCGCAAGCGCTAACACGCTTTATGGCGGCCATAAACGCCGGAATTGAAGCTCGAGATGAATCATCTGCCATCCAATCCCAAAAAGGCGGCAATGTTGGCATCATTAATGTTAGTGGCGTCATTATGCCCAAAGAAACTATGTGGTCACGCTATTTAGGCGTTGCTACTTGTGAAGGGCTATCCCGCGCATTAAAGACCTTTGCTAATGATGAATCGGTATCGGTAATTGTTCTCAACATGGATACTCCTGGCGGTTCAGTTGCCGGGGTTGATGAGCTTACCGAGCAGGTTCGGGCCCTACAGGGAATCAAAAAGGTCGTTGCAGTCAGCAATTCGCTTATGGCCAGCGCTGGCTATTACATTGCAAGCGCAGCTGATGAGATTGTTGCTACTCCTTCCAGCGAAACCGGCTCCATCGGGGTGTTCACTACGCATTTTAATTACTCAAAGATGCTTGATGAAGCAGGGCTTGATATCACGCTTATCCAAGCAGGCGAGTACAAAACCGAAGGAAACCCATATCAACCGCTTTCCGATGAAGCAAAAAGCTACATTCAGTCGGTTGTTGATCAGTATTACAACCAGTTTATTAACTCAGTAGCCAAAGGTCGGGGGATTAAACCCGCTGCGGTTCGTGATAATTATGGAAAGGGCCGGGTGTTTACGGCTAAAGACGCACTAGCGGCCGGCATGGTCGACCGCATTGAAACAATGGATCAAGTGATATCTCGGCTCACATCATCGAAACGGGCGCAATCGCCACGCCGAAGAATGCAAGCCGAGGTGCGATTGTTAGAAGTAAGCTAAACCAATTAACCTAATCGCACACTAGCCCGCAATTGCGGGTTTTTTGTGCATGAAAAAAGGAAATAACTATGACTCCAGAATTACGGGCGTTACTGAAACGCCGCGAAAGTGCTGTCAAAGCGGCCAAAGCGATTACATCGCAGGCCATCGCTGAAGACAATCGTGATCTGACTGACGATGAAAGCGAGCAACACGCTGAACATGTCGCACAGATCGAAACTCTCAACTCTCGCATTGAAAGCCAAAAAACCATCGATGCCGCATCGGTAGTTGTGCCAGCTGACGAAGATCAGCCAGTTGGTCAAATTACGGGCGGCCATGATCGCAAGCGCGATGATCCCACCGCTGGTTTTAAAGGCTTTGGTGATTTTGCAACTGCGTGTGTAGCGGCTGCAACGCGTCCAGGTTCCAACATTGATGAGCGCTTGCTGATTAATGCGGCCCTGCCTGGCACGTACGGTAATGAGTCAGTCGGTTCGGATGGCGGGTTTTTAGTGCCTGCTGAATACCGCACTGAAATCATGCAGGCGGTAAACTCTGAAACATCACTGTTTGGCATGACTGATCAAATACCGATCTCTGGCAATTCGCTGAAAATGCCAATTGATGAAACCACCGACTGGCAAACATCGGGCGGCATTACCACCGCTTGGGAAGATGAAGTCTCGCTGTTAAGTGCAAGCAAGCCACAGCTGAAACTAGCTGAATGGAATGCGCGCAAGATCACATCTCTAGTTGCGGTGTCTGACGATTTGCTTGAAGATGCCCCCGCGATGGATGCTTATTTGCGCCGCCGTGCGCCGTCCAAGGTCAGCTTTGCAGTTGATCGCGCAATCTTTGCGGGTGACGGTGTAGGTCGTCCGCTGGGTATTTTGAATGCTGGCGCTTTAATCACCGTTGCGAAAGAAAGCGGTCAGGCGGCTGATACCATCGTGCGCGAAAACATCAACAAGATGTATCAGCGCTTCCCAGCCGCTAATTTGTCCAACGCTGTATGGCTGGCGAATCAGGACATCATGGCCCAGCTTGAAGACTTGTCGTTTGTTGGAACCGACAGCCCAGCTCCGCTGTTTATTCCAACTGGCGGCTTGTCATCTGCCCCGTATGATCGCTTAAAAGGTCGGCCAATTGTCTACCATCAAGCGTGTGAAACGCTGGGCGATGTTGGCGATTTAACCCTGGTTGATATGAGCCAGTACGCAACGGTAGTCAAGCAAGGCGGCGTAAAGGTTGATACCTCAATGCACCTGTATTTTGACGCTAACGCAATGGCCTTCCGGTTTATCCTTCGCGTGGGTGGCCATCCGTGGCTTGCCGCTCCAATTCAGCCGCGCGCCGGCGCAAACACTCTCTCACCATTTGTCACACTGGCCGAACGCGCCTAAGGAGATTTGACAATGAATATGAATCCAACAGAAGCAGTAGCAATACTGGGCGTAATCGACCCCGACGTGACGGCGGCCGGAGCGGTTTCGACCGCTTGGGTAGATGCTGGAAACTTTGATCGTTTCTTGGCAATCGTAATGGCCGGAACGCTTGGAACTAGCGCGACGATTGATGCCAAGGTTGAACAGGCGCAAGATGCGTCCGGTACTGGCGTGAAAGATTTGATTGTTGCAACCCAAGTTGATGAATCAGACAAGCAAATTGAAATCAACGTGGGCAATCAACAGCTTGATCTAGCCAATAACTTCAACCACATCCGGCTGACGTTTGCGGTTGGAGCAGCGACATCAGATGCCGCTGGCTTGCTGCTGGGCTTTTCGCCTATGCACTACCCCGCGTCAGATTTAAACGCTTCATCAGTTGCGGTG